TTGTTCTAATCCAGATTCTTGTGCATTCATTACAAATGTATTAAATATAAATAATGACTTACCTGGTTGATAAGACATAACTCTTTTTGATTGTCTTATAACTTTATCACCACTAGCTGTAGTTACATTTAAATTAACTGTAGATTTATTTGCGGTATATGAAACTGTTCCTGATCCAGTTAAAGATTCATCAAAGAGATTATTCTTTGACATTACATTTGTACTATCAAAAATAGTAAATGGATTAGAAACTCTTAATCTTCCAAATGCATCATAAGCATTTGATCCATTTCCACCACCAATAACTGTTGGTTCTACGTTGACATTATTACAAGACATTAATTAGACCTCATATTAAACCAAGTAAATCTTTCTATCTCTTGTTTTAAATCTTCTTGAAACGAAAAGTTTAATTGGTTCTTTAATGTTTCTAAAGATGCATTTAATTGACGTTGGTTAGTTGCATCGTATTGTTCTTTAGGCTCTGGTATTTGTACAGTTATCTTAGCCATTATCTTCTTCCATCCGGTTGTATATCTATTCTAAATAAACCTAGTCTCCAGTTTTCATCAGTTGAATCATTTTCTATTTTAAGTGCAGCTAATCTTGCTCTAGCTCTTGTATCTATTTTTTCTGTACTTGAGTTTACAGTAAAGGGTCCGAGAGGCGAGGAGCTTGCAGTATTACTCGGGTAATCTCTTAAATTAAACGTAACTTTAGCATTACCAGCTAAAGTTTTAAAATCTGGAATAAACCTTCTAATTTTTATAAACACTTCTCCATCTCCTTGATCATCTAAATCAAAATCACCAGATTCAATATAAGCTTGTATAGCAGTTTTATTACCTGCAAAATCTACTTCATTAACACCTGTTTCATGTTCATAATAAGTTGTTGCTCCTTGTGATGTAGATATACCATTTACTACTGGATAAGTTCCTGCAACATTTTCTGTAAATTCTGTCATATAAGGTTTGTCATAAATAGATGCATCAATACCAGAAGTTCTTGCAAGAGTTCCAGTAACCCAAGTACCTTCTGCATAATTATATGTTACTACTCTATCAACTGCATCTGATCCAGATTTAGGATAGAACCAGGATATCTCAGAAAATAAACTATTATGCACTGCAGCAACTTGTTCACCTGCATTTTTATTAATACCTAAATTATTTCCAGTTGTTTGGAATACAAAGTCTTCAACTAAACATGGTAGTTTTTTAACAGTACCATCATAGACAAAAAATCCACCTTCATCAGATATCCAATACACAGCACCATCAACAAACACAGATGCGTGTTGTCCAGTTAAACCACAGTTTGCACCTACTTGTCTAATTGAGAATGTAAATGGTGGACCAACAAACTGCGTTACGTATGCAGCAGTGTTGGTGTGAATCATAATATAGTCTTTACCTTTTGTAGCTCCAATAATTTGTGTACCATTATCAATTCTAAATGTTCCTGCAGTATTGATAGAAGTTGGTTGATAATCAGATATATCTTCTTGGTCTGAAAATCTTATAAACATTTTATCTTGTGTTGATGGGTTACCAATTGTTGTTTCAGTTCCTAAATGAAATAAATGTCTATCTTGGTCTGATACAATTGTCATAACTGATTTAGTAGGATTGTTAGCAACTGATGATGCTCTAGTTGTTAAAGCTCCAGTCCCACTTGCTTGAATAGGTAGCCATTGAAAAGTTCTTCCATTATGTACCGTTGCAATTAAATTTTGTCCAAAATTATCTAAAGACCACATACCAGGATCTAGGAATATATCGGTTGCCGTTCTAGGTGTACCCCATGTACTTGTACCCCATTGGCCAACACCCCAACCAAAAGCAGGACTTTGAAATATATCTCCAATTCTAATGTAAGGAAGTGGATCTAAAGTACCGTCATTAGTAGCTCCAGTTCCTGTTTCAGCCGATGGCATTTGAATAGTAAAAGTTGTAGCACTTGGAACTGTTTTAACTTCAAATAATACATCATTAAAATCTCCAGAAGTATAATTGGTTTGACCACCGGTAAAAGAACCTGCATTTTCAAAAGTAACAATATCTCCAACTTCAACACTATGGGCTGAAGTTGTTGTAATAGTAACTGTTGTTGATCCGTTAGTTGTTGTTATATCTGCACCAGTAGATTGTCTGTCTGGATCTATAGGAGTAATATCATAAAAGCTACCATCATAGTAAATATACAAACATCTGTTTGTGCCTATAGCTGCATACTTACGACCATCTAAATCTGCAAATACATGTTGTGCTCTTGCAACACCAATAATAGTATCATTAACTAACTGTTGCCAACCACCAATTTTTTCTGGCATACCATATCTAAATCTTACATTATCTCCATCTACCCATACATTTTCAGCTTGGGTATCTGTGATTTGTTTATTAAAACCTGGTCTAAATGGTATTTTTCGTAAAGCCATAACAGCATTATAGCATATGTGAATTAATTAGTAAGTACGGAGAGTGTGGTGTGGTGGTACTCCCCGTACAAGTCTAGATTATAGACTACTTCTTAGACTTCGTCAACTTGGCCCCTTTAAACCAAGCTGGTAGACCAATTAAAGGTCTTTTATCTAATTCGTTTTCTTTAGCAGTTTTAGATCCTGCTTTGTTATAATGTAAGAATACTTGACCACAGTTCTTACCTTTGAATTCTTCTCTCCAATGTTCTAAATCACATCCAGAATAAATTAACATATCTCCAGGTTTGAGGTCGACTTTAATTCCAGCCTGACCTTCCTTACCTGTTGGGTCTAAATAGATTGGCCATTCATCTCCACCTAGATTTAATGTTGTTGAAATTTCACAAGAGTATCTATCTTTGTGACGAGCTAGTACATCTCCTTCTTTATAAATTCTTGCATAAGAATATGTTTCAGATAATTTTAAACCTGTATGTTTTTCCATAACAGGTTTTACTTCTTGCAACAATGTTTCCATTGCAATATCAGAATAATGAGAATAAGTGTTTGGCACTTGTTGATCATTCCATACACCAAAGTATTCGGTAAATGGTGAAATGTATTTGTTGTCAAATAAAAATCTTGCAACTTTTCTTTTGTTTAAAAAATATTTGTATACAAATTCTGCGAGTTCTGGTGAGATAGCTCCTTTTAATACTGTGTATTTATTTTTTTTGAATGACATTATTTTCTCCTTGATAGTTTAAAACTGCTTTTGGTATTGCTTGGCAATTCCAATGTATAAATCTAAATGGCTCATAACCCATATCGACAATATATTGATGAGGCATATATGATGGGAAGAAAATCATTCTTCCAGGTTTTACCTTATAATGTATTTGTGAAGTTGCATAAGTGATATTAGATTTATCTTTTTCTGGTAACAAGTTCATTACGTTACCTGCACGTGGATCTTCAAACATTGGCATAGATGTTTTCTCACTTGCTTTTAAAAAATAAAAACCAGACATATGTCCATTCCAATGAGTATGTAAAGTATGATGACCTGCACCTTTATGTGAAAACTCTTGTACCCACATTTCTGTAATAAATACTTGATAATTAGTTAAATCAAAACCCATCTCTAATAATAAATTATGAGATGTTGCTCCAATATAATTTTGAAGTTCTGCAAAATTAGGATCTCCAATTAATGATGTTGAATGAAAAACGTGACCCATATCACCTTTGTCACCAAACTTTTTATTTCTTTCATCAATAGCTGGTTTTAAATTTTTTCTAGATGCTTCAATATATGGATCAGATGCTTTATTTAATTCTTTAACATATTTATCTTGATCTGCATACCAAACAGGACAAGCAAAGTATTGCTCTCTTGCGAGTTGTTTTGGATAACCTTCTTCAATTATATTTTTTACTTTTTGTTTTCTAGCTTTTGCTTTTTTCTTTTTCATATTTCTCCTATCTAAATGGATATCCTAAGTTCCAAATCACCAAACTATTTCGTTCACCACTTTTTACTGGACATACTCTATGCCATACAAATGAAGGAAATACAACTAAAGATCCTTTAGGTAATATCTCTTTACATTTAACAATATTAGCTTTTTTATCAGGATCTAAATTTCTAAAATCAAATTCTAATTCACCACCTTTATAATCTTTTGGATCTGATAAAGTAACGGTTACAGATAATTTTCTAATTTTTCCATTAGTTGGATCTTGTGGATTTTGTTGATTGAAATAAGGTTTATCCCAAGAATCACAATGCCAATCATAATATTGTCCTTTTTTATATTTTGTAAATTGACAAGACTCAGACCAATCCCAATTAAAATTCCAACCTGCACTTTGATTTGCTTGATGCACATAAGGTTGTATTTCTTTATACACCCATCTATCATTCATCCAAACAATATCTGAATTTCTTTTCTTTTTTAAATCAGTTACTTCTTTTGAATTTAATTTCTTTTTACCAAAACCACCTGTCACTGCCATTTGATCTTGCATTTGATGACCATACTTTACAATGTCATCACAAATTCTTTCAGGAATAGCTGATTGAAAATACCAAT